CACTCATAATATGTATTTATTTCGATGAATATAAATGGTAGATAGAAACAAGTTTTGTAACCATCTTTAAATTTGTCAGTCCATACTCCTACAAGTACGCCCGTGTAATATCCTATGCCTATTTCGAAGCCTGTCATACTATATAATAACCAAAGGTATTCCCTCTTTTGGAACTACCTTAATTAATTCGTTTAGTGTGTCTCTAGAAGATGTAATATCTAAAAGTCCATCACCATCTAAATCTGCAAAAGTCTTTCCTACTCCTATGCAACCCTCTAAATCCTTAACGTAATTTACTACATGGATTAATATGCAACTCCTGTCATGCACGTTTTCTATTTCTAGGTGGTTTTTGTGCTTATCGCTATACCTATGACTAATCCAATACGAACCTTTATGTATTGAACTGATAAAAGGAGCATTTTGTTTCCATGGTAATTCTAAAGTTTTACATTCAAAGACTTTTCTTATCTCATCATAAACAAAGAAATTCCCTAGTGTTTCCTTCTTACCTTCATCAAGCCGTAACAGATAAGCCTTAATCCTTCTTTTCATGGCTTAACTTCTTAATGTTATACAATGCAGCAGTAATTAATACAACAGCCGTTAGAATGCCGTTAATATCTGAAATACTTACACCAATAGCTGCTGTGTTTACTATATTAGTTTCTATAATATCTCTATACATTTACAGAACTTAAATAAATTAACAACTTTGTAATGTTCTTTGTCTTTGGCTTGTACATCATATCCGTAAACCTGTATTATAAGCATTAGAAATAGGGTTTAAATCTGCTCCCGAATTAGTCATATATTCAGGATATATATTAGAATTCGCACATAAGTAATCTACTATCCTTTGACCATAGAACTCAGCAGTATCTCGCTCCTTTTGAATTAGCCAATTAATATCTTCTTTATTTGCAGAAGTTCCATTCTCGCTATTCTTTTGAGTAACTGATCCGTTCTTGATTTGGAAGGATATAAAAGGCAATGCTTCAACTAGTGCGTAGTGAATGATGCTATCTTGTATGTAATCATCAATTAAAGTCTTGTAAACCCCTGTAATAGTTCCTGCGACTATGTCAGCATCTAACTTGTTATATAAGTCAGTCCCTAATATAACCTGCATATTCTTATCTTGTGCAATCTTTAAAAATGGTAACAAGAATGCAGTATCAACATTATAATTAATAGCCGTTGAACTCTTTAATTTATCTTCGTTACAAAATAGTGCTGCCATTATCTTTTCTTTATAAATCCTTTATTAGTCATATCTACGGGCTTCATTGCAACTTCTTTCTCATTACGAACCCTATAACCTTCTTTATCTGATTTGTTTGTGCTTATCGTTGGTGCTAGTGGGCTTTTTGTATCAATTCCAAACTTGCTTTTAAAAGTCTTTCTTCTGAATTTATGATGGCAACCGCCTCCGCCCTTATATTTCCAGACCGAATATAAATCAGCACCATTTTTTCCCCAACCTGCATTAACAGATTTTTCGCCCATTGCTATTAAATCTTCCTTTCTGTAAAGCTTGTCAGCACTCACCATCTTACGACAAAACTCTCTACTATTAGAGCTTGTATTTAATGGAGCGTAAGAGTATCTAACTTTATATTTAAAACCGTTTATAGTCTTATCCTGCTCACTCTTGGAGTTTGGTCGTGCTACACCTGTACTAGCAAATTCATACGCTTGTAACTCTTCATGTTCTTCTGCGTCTTCATCTTTGATCAATTCCCATTCATCGCTACTAAGCTCTTCACCTAATCCAATTAACTCAGTAGCGATCTTAAAATCCTCTTTTTCGTCCTCTTTAGAAAAGTTTTCACACATCTTAACACCCGTTTCTTTTTCAGTTTCTTCGATGTTTAAATCTTCCGTTTCTGTAAATTCAATAGGTTGAATCGTCTTAATAAATAAATCTAAGATAATGCCATTCACCGCCAAAACACTTTCAACCGCCTCAATAATCATATTCTGCTTAGGTCGTATAACAGTATTATCAAACAACTGACTAGCCGTCTTAATCTCATCTGCGTTATTTCCCAAACCTGCACTATCTTTAATCCCAAATAACATTGGACTTGTAACCTTATGCCCTATTAATATCTTCTGTGTAACCTCTTCAGATAGAAACTTGTATTGTTCACTAGCTTCTGAGATTGGAATAGTCTCAATAGTTGTAGCAGTTGATTGATCATCATTCCAACTTGTTAGCCATTTCTTGCCACCTGTACCAACTAGCTTACTCTCAATCGAACGTTCAATTTTATTTTGTTCGTCCTCCGTTGGTAAGCCATTGTTAAAATTAACCAACATAGTCGGAGAAAAACCATTCTGTATATTAGTCTTATGGTAATTAACTATCTCTTCGTCAATTTCTGACCAAGGCAAACACCCAACATAATCCACTGGACTGAAATAAAAGAACCCTGCCGAGTAAGGAGCTATAACTAATATCTGCGAAACCTCACCTTTAGCACCCGTAAAAGTTTCTATTCTTTTAGGCTTGTAAGCTGCTTTTCTATATTCAATCCAATTATCAGAATAATACCAACCTTTAATTTCGCCATCCGTTGCCTTCTCAGGTCTTAGATTCTGCATCGGTATATGCTTGGCACGTAATACTTGAGTCCTTCCCTTGTTCCAAATTACATTAAAAGCACCCATACCTAACTTTTTCAAGTCTCCCGACACTCTTCTTACATCTTCACCCTTAAATATTGTACGCATCTTAGCGAAATCTAAAGGCTTCTTTGCACTATCCGTAGCAGATAAGCCCTCTCCATAGATTTGATCGCTTACACTAGAGATTATAGCGCTAGAAATAGCCGAACCATTACACCTATCTATTAAGTAAGTGAAATAGTCATTATCTTCTCCATAAGCCACCCAATCCTTTGCAGGACTTTCAATCGCTTTAGGTGTAGAATCTGATGCAAAATTTATTACTTTAAAACTCATACTTTTAAATATACTGAATTAGTTTTATTTGCTTCTGGTTGCTTAGTATAAACGACCTCGCTTGTACCATTAACCCACGCTTTCCCCGTTGTCCTCAACCCTAATACACTCGCATCTGTTACATCCGTATTCGTGCTGCTAGTTTGCTCATACACATCGTATTTAAAGAAGCTATTCTCTTGCATTGTATAGTTCAATGCACCCGTTTTGTTTACATCAAAATATAAATATACAGAACGCTCATTAGTATATGCTAAATCGTTAATCTTACCAACTACAATCCCCTCACTTATACGAGTCTGCAAATTAGTAAACACTAGTAGATAATAGTTCTCTAATGCGTTAACTGAACTCTCCCATAGTGATAGGTAAACTCCTGCCGTTTCTTCTGTACCTAGCTTAATCATACCTCTGAGTTTGTCGTTTTATTTCTCCGTTCTCAGTTCTAGTTATAAAATACGTACTTCTAAGTTCATCTATCTTGATCATCTTGATTATCTCTAATTAATTCCATCGCTTCAGTGTTTGTCATTAAGCAATTGCTAGGGTAATTTAATGCACTACCTAAATTTAGCAATGCAGAAACTTCTCCACTTAACCAACTACAATCAAGCTCGATTACGTAGTATCTATTATCCGCTATATTAAGCTCAATTACATTACCAAACTTAACACGATTATCAATAGCAACATCTTCAAATGTAGTATCTAATACTTCAACTAAATCACTATCAATATCGTAAACCTTACGAGAATACGCCTCTTCTAATTCAGTTGGAATTAGTCCTTTGTAAGTTGCCCTGTTAAGGCATATAAATATATTTCCTTGCATAATTAAGAGTGTGTAGCTGAGCTTACGTTAAAATTATTATCAATTTCTGTTGCTGTTAGTACGTCATCGTAGATTAATACTTCATCTACAATACAATCCAATTCAAACGATGTTAAATTAGATATTAAAAATGAAGTCCAAGTGCTAAGATTAACACCTGTGAATGTATAGAAGTGCCAAGCACCATCATACACAGGAGATGTGTTTGCAGTCGAACCATCTTTATAGGCTGTAATAGTTCCTACGTTTCCATCAGTCCAAACGCCATTATCTGTTTTACCTATAAACTCTGAGCTAGATTGTCCGTTAAGAATACTAAATTTAGTGTCAGAAGTCTTTAACCAAAACTGAATAGTTCCGTTTGTTATATCAGTTAATGT